GCCGATGTAACGATGGAAGATGTCGTCAACAAGATGGGAGGGCCGCGAACGTATCCAAGTCCAGACCCGCCGGATCCGGCGACGCAACCAGGCAGCCAGTGGCCGTTGGTTGAAGAGGTTGACATCGATGTCGAGAAGGAGCCGATAGATGACCAAATACCTTAACGTCGGTGCGCTCACCGACTTAGCTGACGGCTCCATCGCAGAGCCTGGAGCCGAGGTGGATCTGGACAAGGAAGCGCAAGCAGATTCGCACAATGCTGCCCTGATCGAGTCGGGCCACCTCGTCTCGACTTCAGCGGCGGCCAAAGCGACGAAGGAGGAGGTGACCAATGCCGAGGCCGGGAGTTGAGATCTCTCTGGTCGAGGTTGCGCCAGCAAGAACACCACCGACTGACACCGGGGTGTTCTTTGCTGTCGGGCCTGCGGCTCAGGGCGATGCCACCCAGGCTGTGCGCGTTCGTAGCATGGCTGAGTTTGAGCGGCTGTTCGGCGCTCGCGTGACCTACAGCTATCTGTGGGATGCGATGGACTGTTTCTACAAGGAAGGCGGCAGCAATGCGTACGTCGCCCGCGTCGTCGGGCCTGCGCCGGTGAACGCAACTGTCATGCTCAAGGACGGAGGCAACCAAAACACGCTCCAGGTGATCGCCAACAGTCCTGGTTCATGGGGCAACAACCTGCGCATCGCTGTCATCCAGGGCTCGGTCGGCGGTACGTTCGTGCTCCAGGTTAGCGACGCTTCTGGCAACATCTTGGAACTGTCGAGGGATCTGACAGACGAGGCCGACGCGATCAACTGGTCGTATGCGAGCGACTACATCGACCTGGTAGACGTTGCCGTCACCCCGAGCGATCCGGCAGTCGTCGCTGCTACGCCGCTGACGGGCGGGACAGACGACAACACCAACATCACCGAGGCGAACTGGACGACCGCACTCGGCAAGTTCACGAATGATCTCGGCCCAGGCCAGGTCGCGATGCCCGGCCGCACGACACCGGCAGCGCAGGCGAACCTGATGGCTCACGCCGCGACGTTCAATCGCGTGGCTCTGATCGACGGCACGGACTCGGGATCGAAGGCAACACTCAAGTCCGTCGCCATGGGCCTACGCGGAGTGCCGAACGCGAGGCACGCAGCGTTCTTTGCGCCTTGGGCAGTCGTGCCAGGCATCATCGCCGGTACGACACGGACAGTGCCCTGGTCGGCAATTGAGGCCGGGATCATCGCTCGTAACGACGCCGCTAACAGCCCGAACATCGCGGCTGCCGGCATCCAGTATGGTCAAGCTCTCTACCCCATCGCGCTGTCGCAGCCGAAGTTTAGCGACGCAGATCGGGAGGAGTTGAACAGCACTGGCGTCAACATGGCCGTCCAGCAGTTCGGCGGGATCATGGCGTACGGTTACCGGACGCTGACCGATCCCAACCTGGATCCGAACTGGCTCCAGTTCAGCAACGCTCGTCTCTACATGGCAATCGTCGCGCAGGCGGATGCCGTTGGCGAGAACTACGTGTTCAGCCAGATCGACGGCAAGGGAGTGACCATCGGTGCGTTCGGTGGAGCCCTGGCCTCCATGCTGAACGTGTTCTACAACGAGGGGTCGTTGTACGGTGACTCCCCTGACGCCGCGTTTGCGGTCGATGTGGGCCCGTCAGTCAACACCCCAGAGACCATCTCTGCTGGCGAGCTTCACGCAGTGCTGCGAGTCAAGATGAGCCCGTTCGCAGAACTCGTCGTGATCGAAATCGTCAAGCGGCTGATCACCGACATCCTGTGAGGAGGTGAACAATGGCATCAAAGGGAGGCCCAACCCGCAAGGACACCTATACCGTTACCGTGGTCATGAAGCATGCGGTGGCGGGCAAGGGTGACGCCACGACTGACCTCGGCGTCTGGGACGGCTTGACAGGCGGGGAACTAGACTCGGACGAGGCCAAGTACTGGCCAGGCGGTATGGCCCCACAGGTGTCGCTGGGCGGCCACCGCAACCCCGGCAACATCGTCTGTAAGCGGCTGTACCGTCTGCAGCGCGATCACGACCGCCTCAACCTGCTGCTTGCGCAGGTCGGCAAGGCGACCATCGAGGTTCACAAGCTGCCGATGGACATCGACGGGAACACGTACGGAAAGCCCCTCAACTACTCGGGTAAGCTCAAGCGTGTGTCGCCGCCTGAGCACGACTCGACGTCAAGTGATCCCGGCATCATCGAAATCGAGATCACTCCCGACGGCGATCCGCACGTCGGCTAATCATGGAACAAGTACGGGAGGGAGCAATGTCTGACAACGACTTCCACGAGGAAGCCCTTGACCCGGTAGCCCGGAATCCGCTCATGCAGTCGATGATGGATAAACTGCGCTCTGAGCGGGAGGCCGAAGCACCCGACACGGCTGACATCAACATTCCGGGCTACCGCGATCAATTTGTCGCTCGCTACAAGATCATTCCCGGCCGACTCGTAGCCGAGCTAGGCAAGCGGGCACAACGACAGTTCAATGAGATTCACGAACAGAACATCTGGGCGACGGTCGATCTGCTTGTCGCTGCGAACATCGGGTTGTACTACCGTAACTTTGACATCGAGGATTCGGACAAGCAGCTGGTGCCGCTAGACCCAGATCACGAGATTGGTGATCCGGCGGTGATCGCTGTTACGTTCAGCGATCCGCGTACAGCCGAGATGCTCAACCTCTCAACTGAGACGGCTCGTGATCTCGTCTACAAAGTGTTCCGAGAGAACGATGCGGCCATCATGGCTCACGGGATCACGCTCAGCCGTTGGATGGCAGACACGTCGAAAGGAGTTGATGAAACTTTCTTGGGGAGATAGAGACCAGTGACGAGATAACGCAAGCGGCGCAAGTCTTGCTCGCTGGTCTCGATCCGTTCAGACTACTCAACAGTAGCGACCGGGAGGAAGTAGGCATTATGCAGATTGTTGCGGTTCGTGCTCTGGAGCTTCGGATGTCGAAGATCAACGAGGATCTGGCGAACCGCATCACCAACAAGATCGGGAAACTGTTCGGGGCTAAGTAATGGCATTCATGGAGCGAGACGAAATCCTGATTGGCGTCCAGACGGTCGGCACTGGTAAGTCTGCCGCCGAAATTGGGGTTGTCGATGCAGCGCTAGGCAAACTCGATGCCACGACAGCTGGCCTGGGCGTATCAACGGAGCGGGCCAGCCGTAAGCAGGGCTGGTTCCTTAGCCAAATGCTCTTCACTGCCCGGCGTTTCGCTTACGGCTTTACCCTGGCAATGGTCGCTGCTGGTGCTGGGCTCGTCGCGCTCGGCTTCCAGTACGACAACACGATGCAGCAGAGCCAGCTAGCGTTCACTGCGCTGCTCGGCAATGCTAAGCTCGCTCACCGGGAAGTCGAGAGCCTATTCACCCTCGCGGCGCATACGCCGTTCACCTTCGCCAACATCTTGACGACCACGCGGCAGCTGCTCGCGTTCGGCTTCTCGCTCAAAGAGACCAATAAGATGCTGCCGATCCTTGCCGATACCATCTCGGCCTTCGGCCTGACCGGCGATCAGATCGCCCACCTAGCAATTGTCTTCGGTCAGATTCATCAATCCGGCCGTCTCCTCGGTCAGGACATGCGTCAGCTGCAGCAAGCAGGTGTCCCGGTGTTTGGAGCCCTGCGTCATCAGCTACATCTGACGCAGGCACAGATCACGCAGTTCATGAAGGGCCAGCTAGCGATCCCGTCGGATGTCGGTATCGCGGCAATCATGAATGAACTGAACCGTAACTTCCATGGCATGGCCGCGAAGCAGGCTAAGACGTTCATGGGCGAGTGGTCAACGCTCAAGGACTACCTAGCGCAGTTCATGGGCGGTGTTATGCAGGGCGCATTCACCGGCGTGACGCATATGTTCGATCGGCTCAACAAGTCGCTAGAGGGCATTCACGGCACGATGAGCAAGACCGGCGCAGTCACCTGGAAGACGATTGACTACATCGACAGCCTGATCGGCGCTGGCGGGACACTTACCTTCTACCTCAAGGGGATCAAGACTGAGTTCGAGAACATCTGGGCGATTATATCAAAAAATGTTCTCCCGACTCTCAAAGTCGCCATTGGTATGTTCTTGCTTCTTTCCGGCATCTTGCTCTGGGCTATCAATACGGTGCTGGGGCCGTTTGCGAAGAACGTAGACTTCATCAAGTACCTGATCGATGCCTGGATCATTAAGTTGATGTTGCAGGCGTTCTGGACGGTGGTCGCGACTATCGCCCAGGAAAGCTGGAATATGGCAATGTGGGGCGGCCTGATCGTGATGCGTCTCCTGCAATTCGCCATGGCGGTGTATGATGGTGCAGTGATTGCACTAGGCATCGCTCAATACTTCCTCACTGGAGCAACTGATAGCACTGCAGCGGCTATGTTCCTGTTCAAAGTACAGGTCTGGGCGACGATGCTCGCGACCCGAGCTTTGACGGCCGCTCAATGGCTCCTGAATATTGCGATGGACGCGAACCCAATCGGAGCGCTGATCATCGGGTTCACGCTTCTGATCTTGACGATCTACGAACTCAATAAGCACTACCACAACCTCAAGCAGGCGATCCTCGACGGGCTCGCCATCGCGTACTCCTTTGCGTTCCCGTTTATCGCCGCAGCCCTCTTGATCATCAGTCACTGGGGCACAGTCAAGAAATGGTTCTGGGACTTCTTCCACTGGATGGAGAACGCCTGGGACGCTATCTCCGGTACAGCGGTGAGCATCGCCAATCTTGTGGCGTCGGCATTTTCGACAGCGTTCAGCACCTTGATAGGGATCGTCCGAGGCGCAGTCAACTGGATCATCAACGGCCTTAACTGGGTGATCGACAAGATCAATTGGGCGACCAGCGCATACAATCAAGTGTTTGGCTGGGCGACCGGAGATGTGCCGAAGATCCCGCACATCCCAGGCGTCGCCCAGGGAGGCACGATCATGCAAGGTGGCCTCGCGTTCGTTGGCGAGCATGGCCCAGAGACGGTGTTCCTGCCGACAGGGGCTCAAGTGCAGCCGCTGTCGCGCCTTGATCGTAACATCGACAAGAAGCGCGTCGGCGCACCCAAGCTCCAGGCACTGATTCCGCTCAGCATCGACGGCAACGTGATCGCGCAGTACACCGCTGACATCATCTTGACGACGCAGGCAGGGATGGGAGCAGCATGAGCACTGCACAAGGTATCTCCCCGGCACAGCTGATCACCTTCGTGAGCTTCAAGCCGAACCTGCGCGTCGTAGCGTTACTCGATAACGACACCGCAACAGTCACCCAAGGGTATGGTGGCTGGACAGAGCAGGATCGGGCGCGGAGACGTTCGCTGACGATCTTCACTGGGCCAAAGCCATTCAAGATGGATCTACCGATCCTGTTTGACGGGTTCAGCGATGACACGAGCGTCGAGGCAGCAGTTAAGACGATCCAGCAGATGGCGGTCGGAGCGAAGTTCAACGATCCGCCACCAACGGTGAAGATCACTGGGCATGTTCCGCACACGGATAAGGTCTGGGTGATTGACGACATCAGCTGGGGCGAAACGATGCGCAAGATCGGCGGTACTCTCGTCCGGCAGCACTTGATCGTTCATCTGATGCAATACGTCACTGCTGACATCGCAAAGGTCTCAGCGACCAAGAAGGTACAGCGTAAGTCGAAGCACAAGAGTAAGAACACGCATGAGTATGTGCGAACTGGCTACGGCTACGCTATTGATCCTTCGACTGTCTCGGGTTACAGCACCACATACACGACGCGAGAGGGCGACACCTTGACGACCATCGCCGCGCGGCAGCTAGGTGACTACGACCTTTGGCATGACATCGCTGACATCAATGGCCTGCGTGATCCCTTCTACAAGTATCCTGGCGGCGTCAAATTGAAGCTACCGGCGGCATAATGGCAGCCCCGAAGACAGACGGAGGAGTAGCTCATCCGACAATTAAGTCGGATATCAAGTACGCGCCTATGCTGCCGACTGGGCAGGATCTGTCGTCGGTCATCCTCTACTACACCGGCAATCCTGAATATGATATTCGGGACAATGTAGTCTCTGCCAAGATGGATCTCACGACAGAAGGTTCGCACAAAGTGACGATTCAGGTTGTTGATCCGAGTCG